GTCCAATCAAGAAAGAAGACATCGCTCGCTGCCACCAGTTCGTTGATGCCTTCGCTGATGGTGCCGTAAACACAGACGGCTGCGAACGGGCCTTGCTTGGGATCAGCGAAGCGAGCCAACGCAAGGTCGGTGGCAGTTTCAGTTGTGGATCCAGTGATCAGCAGCGACTCTATTGGAGTCTCATTAGCAATCCGCTTCGCAACGAACTCGGCTCGGTTTCTGAACCTAGTCCACACTACCGCGCGGTCCAGTCCTTCAAGCATTTCCAGAAGGGCATCTGTCTTCGACGATGGGTCGGCGTGTTGATAGTGGGACACCACCTTGCCAGTCT